CCGCTCATCATAACATCATTACCATATTTTGACTTATCGATAAAATCAGGATCTAATCTTAATTGAGTTGCCTGTTTTGGATGTATTAACATTATTTTTTGTGAAGATTCTTCTTCTTCAAACAAATCTTCTGCATTTACAATTGTTTTATATCCTATTGTATGCCCAGAATTATATACATTTCTAGACTTTAGTGCCTCGACCATAATGTCGCTTTCAATTTTCTCTGCTACTGACAATCCTAACTGATTATTTCCTTCTCCAACAACATTTCCATGTGCTGATAACACTGCCATATCAGTTAATTCTATACCATCACCTACCATTTTAATAGTATATTGTTCACTAGATACGCCTAATTTTCTGATTGGAATTTCTTCTCCTTCGTTTATTTCTTTACAATCTCCAGTGTATAAGAATTTAGGGATTGTAATTGTATCGCCTTCGTTTCCTTGTAGAGTAGTATCTACCTTTATAAAAGGTGTTAATTTTAATTTCTTTTCAATTTTTGCACTAATCATATCTGCCATAACTTCAGGATTGATTAGTTCTTTTAATTTTGTTACTGTTTGTTCTTCATTCATTTTATATTACCTCTTTTCTTTACATATTTTTTAAACTTTTATAAGTATCTGGGTCTTCTCTTTGAAGTTTATTCTTTTCTTGATATCCCATCTTATCGAACTCTTCTTTAGATATAGTTGTCTCTTTATCATTGATATTTGGCAACTTATTTACATCTACTTCCTTTTTACTTTCAACTTCGAAATTATCAGGATAAACAGACTTAATATCTTCAAAGTTAATCCCTTTTATTTTTCCGTTTTCATCTAGTTCTAAATCTTGATGTTCTTGCTTAATTTTGAAGATTAAGTAATCTAAATCTTTAGCTTTTGCTTTACTTGCTAGTAGTTCAACTTTGATTTCATTATCAATTTTTAGTTGCTTATTTTCAGCTTGAAGTTTTGCAATTGTACTGTCATATTCAGTAAATTTCTTTTGCATATCTTCATTACCCTTACTAGCTTCTTTTAGTTGCTCGATTAGTTTTACATCTTCATTTGATTTAGAAGTTAAAGTGTCATATTCTCCTTTTAATTTTTGATATCTATTATCAAGATTTTCTTCGCTAGCAGTAAAAATCTTGTTATTTTTCATATCATCTAAAAAAGAAGTAATTTTATCTTCTTCTAAATACTTTTTTAATAATTCTTGTAAGTTCATACTTACCATCCTTTCCAATTACGCTTTTATACGTGTTCTCGCCACGATTAGAATTACTCTCTTTTACGACTAACTTTTGAAGTCGAAATTTTTACAAATAAAAATCATTCTCCAAAATATGAGAATGACTTATTATTCGTTTTCAACAGAATTTAAAGCTTCTATCAATTGCTCTTTTTTCATATCTTCATAGCCATCAATTTGCTTTTCTTTTGCAAGTTTCTTTAATTCATCTACTTTTAACTTAGATAAATCTACTTCTTCAATAGTCTTTTCTTCTTCTGAAGAACTTTCGTTTTCAGGCTCTTTATCTTCTTCCATTTCCTCAGATTCTCCAATAATTTCATTAACTACTTCTTCAATAGTCTTATTATCGTCTTTTGCTAGTCCAACTATTGACTTACATACTGATTGTACTATTTCTTCTGTAATTTCTTGTTCTACTGAATATTCAGTAAAGTAAGGCTCTTCTGATACCTTTGTTCTTGCTAATAACAATTCCTCTGCCCTTTCTTCATTAAATTCATAGATTTCACCAGATTTATACTCTTTTCTTGTGTTTTTATCTGGTACATTAATTAGACATCTTAATAGTCTCATTTTTTATTTCTCCTTTCTTTTTTTATATGGTCGGAGTAACAAGACTCGAACTTGTAACCTCTAGTACCCAAAGCTAGCGCACTACCACTTGTGCTATACTCCGAAAAAATGTCAAAAAATTGACATATTTATTAAAACAATGTATATTATAAGTAATGAAATGGTCCCACCGTTAATCGGAGGGGCTGTTTCTTTTTTATTTTCTTTTAAACACTAAAAAATCATTGCTTTTTTACAATGATTTTATTAATAAATAGTATGTATAATTGCTCTATTCATTATATTTACTTTTCTAGTTCTTCTTCCAATAATCTTGTAGCCTCTCTCATAATATCAATTGGGTTATCGTTTGTTCTTAAAAAAATAATTAAATCTTGCTGATGTTGATGATTTAATATAGGATAAATCCTATAATATTCATAAGGTTTATTACAATATTTACTTTTTTGCCTATATTCTTCAAATTCCTTTCTTGTCATATATAAAGGATTATTTTCTTTATTCATTTACAACCTCCAAAATTAACTTACTTTCTGTTTTTTCTACAACTTTATATGATAAATCACGAGCAAGTAATAATTCTGCTTCAAATTCATATTCAGTGTTATTTCCAACATATATACTTTTTGTTCCTTTTGGAACTCTTATTTCTACTATAATAGCATTATTTTTGTCATCTGCAAATGTTTGAGCAATATTTTTATTTAATGAAGTAGAATAATACATTTTTTCACTAAATATATCACCCGCTTTATAATCTTGATAAAAATTGCTATCAGTACCTCTGAATACAATTACATCATTGCTTAAATTATATTTAGACATAGAATCGTCAATGTCTTTAATCATATTTTCTATACCATCAAATCCCTCATATTTGTTATTAAGGTAATCATTAACATCCTGATAACCACCCATTGTATACTCATACATTGCTTCTTTTTCACTAGCTGATAACTTATTATAACACTTATTACTTGTTTCTTGAAATTTATCTATTTCCTTTAGGCTTAATACTTTATAACTTATAGCACTTTTAACTTTATTTTTATTAATAGATTTATAATAATTCTCTTTCCAATCAAGATAACTCTTTACTTCTACTAACTCCTTTTTTTCGTTATCATATTTAGTAACAGTATCTTCTATATCCCATCTAGGAACACTCAATAACACACATCTACAATTACAATCTTGTTTTGGATTTCCGAACATACCAGGCCCCATAACTTCATATCCATCTACTTTAAAAGGTTCATCTACTTCTGTGTATTGTTGGTCTAATTTGGCGTGTGTTTCTCTTGTTTTGTTATCTAAAGTGGAATCCCATTGTTTAACTAAATCAGCACCTTTTTTATTCATCTCTTTAATAGATTCTAATTTTGCTTCAGAAGATACTCTAGCACACTCTGTTCTAACAATTCTTGTGGATTTATATAAATCTTCATTCGTTACCATAGATAAATTTCTTGCAATCTCGTTATAAGTGCTACCATTTGCTAGTCCTCTAGATATTTCTGATTTTACTGTCTTCTTAAAATCGTTCATATTTACATTTATTCTATCTGCAAACGTCATATCTTCTATTTTTTTATTAATAACATTAACTACTGTTTTTGGATTAAATGGTACAGTTATTGGTAATCCCTTCATATTTATATCGTATTGAACACCTAAAAAACTATCTTGATAAACTTTATCTAGAAAGCTATGTACATTAGTGATTGTGTCTTGTTTTAACACTTCTATGATAGAACTTGTTTGTTTTTCTAGCATTTTTTGATATTCTAATTGATAGACTTTAGAACGTACTTGACTATTAACTATATTTAACTGTCTTTCGTCATAAGTAGAAGTATCCATATTTTGGATGTTTGATATATTAGCTTGCAATATTTGTACTCTATCATTAATATCTTGCAATGCTTTTTTATAAGTGGATTTAATATCTTTTAATACCTGTTTTTCGTGATTTAAAAGTTCTTTTTCAACACTTGCTTGTATCTTATCCACTTTCAATCACTTCATCATTTATTAAACTATCTAAATTGTTTTCAACGTTATTGATATCATCTTCATTTTTTGGTAGTTTATTTTTTATTTCTTCGTAATCAATGTCTAGTACCTCACATATATTTTGCATAAGCGTTTCATTATCTAATTTAGCTTGAAGATTTAATAATGTATTGATTTTAATCTGCTGTGTATTTGCTTTTGTTTGCTCTATAGTGGCATTATCAAGTTCATTAGTTATTGTTTGTCTTTGATTAAGATTATAATAAATATCTTTTAATGTGAAGTCTGTCTTATTCTTTTTATTAATTTCATCAAGTATAACTTTCATTATCTTTTTTAGAAGTATTTTTAGGTTATCTGTTACTTTGTCACACTTCATATCTAATAATGAGTATCTAGATTTAATATTGACTCCGTTTGTATAATTACCTTCTGATAGATCTGATGTATTAAGTCCCATACCAAACCTATAAATATCTTTTTCATCTTGTTCCATTGCTTTTATTCTAGCTTCGTATGGAATATCTATAGTTTTAACATCAAAGCCACCTTCACTGTTGCTAGGCAAACCGATTACTTTTTTATTTCTAACATTATAAACTAGCTCATCAATATTATCTCCCTGAAAGCCTTTAACACAAATGTAACCATCACTCAATCTTAAAATATTATCGGATAAACCATATTTAATTAAATCATAGTCATCTATATATTCTTTAATAGGTTTTAAATCACTTATTTGTTTTCTATTGTTGTCATATCTAAAGAAAGGAATAAATCCAAAAGTATCATAGTACTTTCTGCCCTTTTCATCAATATATATTGTATGTGGTCTTGGATTTAGTTCACATTCATTATCAGCTGTTATTGTATTGTTAATCATTACATAATAGTATGTATATTGACTATCCCACACTTGTATTCTAACAATATTTTGGTCTTTTTCTTGCCCTATACCTTTAAGTTTATCTTTATACCAATAAATAATATGCTCTTGCTTATCACTTGCGTATTTTGATTCTACTTCAACAATACCTAAGCCTTCAGCAAATTTAAATTTTATGATATCTTCTTCATTTTTAAATGAATATAAATAACTAAACCCCTGTATGCTCCCATATCTTATCAACTCTTTTAATTCACTTTTTAACTCTTCATCAATATATGGCTTTAAGAGCTCTTTTAACTGTGTATTATCAGTATCTACAATAGACTTATCATTGGATAAAGAAAATTGTGTCTTTTGGTCTATTAATTCACTAAAAAAGCCACTGCATGGCCTTATATTTAATCTGTTAGGGTCCTCTTTTAACTCTCCATCTTTATTGTAAAAGAAAATTCTATAATCTTTTATATCATTTTCATGTTCATAATATCTTGTACCAATTTCTGCTTGTTTTTTTCTTTTACTTGTTTTATCTTCATCAATAAACTTCTTTATTTCTTCTATTGTTAACATCAAATCATCTCCTCTAATATAGCCATTTTCCACTACCTTTTAGTTTTCTTATAATACTTGCTAAACTATCAGGACTATCATCGTGTTCAGCATTTTCTGTATAATCTAATATTTCATTTATATAATCAACATCTGTTTCTTCTAAAAATTCTATTTGACTCCAATATTTTTTTAGATAGGTTGATATCTTAATAAATTTATTTGTACTTTCTGTATATGGGTCTGTATGTTCACCTAATTGTATTAATTCTTTGTTTAAGTATCCTTTATCTGCATTTTTCTCATTACTTATTGAACCACCTAAATAAAACTTTCTATATTCGATTATTTCATTTAAACAGTCATCTACATGTTTGTTCCAACGTTTGCCAAATACAATTAATCTATTATCTATCTCCTTTATAATAGTGAAAGCTGTACCATCGTTACCTCCATAAGAGGCATCTATATGGCATATTCCATTATAAATAAGTTTCTTCTCTTCTTCATTAAGAATATATTTAGGATTGGTAAACATTGCATCTCCATCTGCTATATGTTTTAATTCATAGTTAGCTGCAAATAATGAAGATGTCATAGTATTTCTTATTTCTTCTATTTTTTCTCTAGATATTAATCCAGTTGAATAGCAGTCATATATTTTATGGTTAGGCATTAATGTATTAATAGCATCTTCCTTATGCCATTTAGTACCTGTGTTAAATATCTTTCCACCACGATTTTTAATATTTTGCAATTCTTGATATTGTATTTTTATTAAATCTCTTTCTGCTTTACTTATTCGATCTTTTCCGTTAACAACATCATCGGTAAATACTAAATCAGCATGTTTACCAGTTAGAGAAGTTTTAATACCTGCACCTAGCAATTGACTTGAACCTTTCATAACTGTAGTCAGATTAGTAGTTATATTGAAAGATGATTCTTCAGTTAATTCTAACTCTTTTCCATATATTTTTTTTACTATATGATGTATTAAGTTGCTTTTTAATATTTTTGCTGTTTGTCTAACAACTTCTTTAACATCGTTATCTGTTTTTCTGGTAAATATAATTGTTTTATTTGGATAAATTATTATTATTAATGCAAATGCTATACTTAAGCAAGTAGTTTTATAACTACCTCTATGCGCTAGTAATGTCTCATCTTCTTCACCAAATATCATATCTTTTAACCATTTATTGTGTAACTCTGTTAAAAGATTAAATCCTAGCCATTGCCCTATTTTGTAAGGTTCATCATATATAAGGTCTAAATAATCATATTTAGTTAACTCTTTTTCTTCTTGCATAGATAATCTTCCATATCTTTTATAGCCTCATCTGTATCTTTAGTGACTTCAACTTTATCTATTGGCTTTTCTCCTGATGTGTCTCTTAAAAATGTACTTGCTTTAACATTACCTTTTAACGCCTCATTATACATTGCTATAGTTACAGCCATACCATTATCTAAATCTTCATCTTCTATCCCTAGTGATTTCATAGTTTCTTTTATATTTTTACCATTTTGCGAAGTCAGATTATCAGGAAAAGGCAAAGATAATAAAAATTCTACGCGTTCTCTCATCTTTCGTTTTTCTCTTCTTGCCTTACCACTAGCAATACCACCCTTATGTCCATTTTTCTTGGCTTCTTCTCGGTCTTGATTGCTTGTAAATGGTATCAAATTTTGTTCATTTGCCATATAATCACTTCCTATTTTGCTTTGCTACTATTATTAACACTATTAGTATCATTACTATTGCTATCTCGTTTAGTCCTGTTTCGACCCCATTCTTTGCACAACCTTTCTAATTTGCAACCTTTACAGCTATGTTTCATAAAGTAATCTAAATTGCAATATATTTCCTTTTTCTTCTTCATATAATCACATCACAACAAAAAGAAGAACCATTAATTTGGTTCTTCAAACACTTTCATAATACTAATTTAACATATCAAATCGGGACATTCGGGACAAATTTATTTTTTTTCAAAAAAAGAATTCCTTTTATAGAATTCCTTAATCCGTTTAAAAGAAAAACGGTAGTCGTTAATATTAATATACTATATTTTATTTAAAATTACAACAAATTTAATTTTTTTCTAAAAATCTGTTATGTTCCTTTTTTATACTTTCAAATGTAGCGCCATTACCTAGTCTCATAGCTACTTTAACCCATGTGTTATTATCTATATATCTATACTCAAATATCTGCCTTAATCTGCTTGTAGGGAGCTTATCTATAAATTCTTCTACTTTTATTTGTTGTTCTAATAATCTATCGTATCTAGCTTTTAATAGGTCTTTATAACTGCATATTTTCTTTTGCTTAACATAATCTACATTTTCTATTTTTAATGTCTTTTGTAAATACGGAAAAATAGCTGATGATGTATCTACTGTATCAGCTACCTTATAACTTTTTTCTAATTTTTGTATTTTCTTTTCTAATTCTTTTATTTCTTCTTTAGTATCACAATACTGTGCTAAACAATCCTTTAAATTCATAATCACTCCTATCTTCCACATTGATTTTTATTTTTACGTGGACAATACTATTTACCTATTATTTCTTTTAATAATTCTTCAGTATATATTCTATATTTATAGTTAGAATTGACGAGTTTTTCTTTTTTTCTCATTTCTGACATCAATAAACTTCTATTACTTATTTGAGATAACTTATTCTCATTACTTTTGTATGTTCTTAATAACTCCCAATCTATTTTTGAATTTCTTCTTTCCTCTAACAACTTCTGAAGAAACGATACTATTCTATATCTTTGATTAGTGTTTAATTTATTGCATTCTATAAAATGATATACATCGCTTAATTTTTGGTCCAATT